TAGGCTAGCATGTGTCTTTCCAGACAATACGGCACCTGTTGCATCAACTGGTGAAAGAGTAATTGTGGCTTGCTCTCCTGCTACATAGTTTGCTTTATCAAAAGCCAACTTAATAGAAGCAACAGCAGCCTCTACACGCACAGTTACTGTGTCTGCAGAGATTGTTCCACTCTTTACTACTACACCTGCTGAACCAGTTTTAACACCAGCCAAAGAGAACAACGCTTCGCCATTAGAGATAGAAGCAGTTGTTGCTGAGTTGCTGATTACTGTTAAGTCTGCTGATGTTGCTGTTAATGTTCCTGCTCCTACAACTACGCCAGCAGCATCGTATGCTACGGCAGAGATTGCGTCTGCATTAGAACCTACAGCAATTGTTGGCTTCTTTACAGTTGTAACAACCTTGGTAATATCACCATAGAATGTTACTTTTTCTGTTGCCAATAATACTCCAGATTGTGAAGTAAGTGTAATTGTTCCTACGCCAGATGTGCCGTCAGGAAATACACCAAAGTAGTTTCCTGCAGGTACAACCAATGATCTACCTAAAGCAGAAATAGTTGCATGGTTTGTGCCATACCCCAACATACCTGCTCCTGCAATAGTTGCTGTAATTGATTCTGAAGCAGAAGCATTAACAGCATTCTTTTGAGTTAAAACTATAACTGCTGATGCATCAGAAGATGTAGCCTTTGAAGCATATACGGTTGCATCTGTTGTTGCTGAAATTGTTTCTCCAGCATTAATAAAAGATGTTGTATACGCAGAAGATGCCTTAAGGTCTGGAGCGGTAACAGTAACTGTCCATGTAATGGCAGCAGATGTAACTGAACCAGATGCACTAGTCAATGTAGGTATAAATCTAACTACATATGATCCAGCGACGGTAGGCACATAAAATGATGATGTCAACTTTGCAGTAACATAACCAGAAGTATTAGTTGCTGGAGATACTGCTGCTGTTTTTGTGTCTGCTGATAGTGCCACTGTTGCGCTAGATGTTTCTGTAACGGCAAACTGTGGAACGCTAGCAGTAGATGGGGCAGATAGTACTGCAGATATTACCGAAACGGTATCTCCAACACTTGTTCCCAAAAATGATACTGATACTACTGCTGTTGCAGTCTCACCAGGATTAATTGTATCTGCTACGGCATCAATGGTGACAACGTCAGCATATACTGTAGCCTGTGTCGGAAGTGCCGACATCACGCCAAGTGTCAAGGCTGCAGCCAAGACTGTGGCAAGTTTCTTAAATGAATTCATTCTTCTCCTTATTAGTTTATATTAAGTTTAGTTTATCCAAGAAATTCTTAACATCGTTAGGCATTTCTCGATTATCTAATTCTACCATACGTTGCTCTTTTTCCGCAAGTCGTGTTGAAGAACTCCAAGTATGGACATCTATCTCTGTACTATTAGTCTTTTGTGTGTGAGATATTGCTCCAAATACCGCTCCACAAACCGCATCAGCCAAGTCCTTTGATTTTTTGCGGGGATGATCAACCCTATTTCCCTTCATTATTTTTAATTCTGACATTTCTTCTAACAAAATTGGAATCATTGGGATGGCAACACGCTCTTCGTAAATCATCATAGCCAAATCTTCATAGTGTTTTTTAGCAACTGAAACAGTTTCTGTTCTAATTCCAACAGCCTGCAACTCATTTTGAATATCAAAAGATTGCCAACGGTCAAAAGAAACCATGCCAATATTAAAACCTTCTCTGCGTAAATTAATAATCCATTGCTTTACCTCTGATAAATTTACTGGTCCTTCTGCTTTTGGCTCCCACCAAGCAACAGCATCAACAACAACAATGGGGGCTACTTGCTCATAATCTTTAATAACTTGAATGTTGACCCATTTATCAACATGAGCAATAGCAACTGCACACTTGTCATGTTTTTGTGCAAGGTCAGCATGTATGTAATAAGTTTTATCTGGGTCTGGTTTAAATGTTGAATCAAATCTTCTAAAAGAGTCTAGTGGATTTCTAGTGTTCATACATTTTTCTAATTTTTCTTTTTGTTTAAAAAATGCATCAGATGCAAACGTAGGAACGCAAGCAAATCTCATCATAGCATCACCCAAGTCTGTGTAAAATGCTAACTTAAAGTCATCTATTTTACGGGTAGGGTTTACTTCCCATGTTGGTCTTTTAAGGGCTAAAATTTTTGGAACTTTATAAGAAATAATGTTATCTTCTTCCCAATTAATTTCAAATTGATTGTTAACATCATCGTGTGGTAGGTTTTCATTCATAATAAAGGTGTGTTTCTTTTCTATTATTTCTTTTTCTGCAATCACATCATCATATCTTTTAGAGATAAAGTCTCCCTGATACCGTGGAAAAGAAAGTAAAACTACTTTACCAAGATCTGGAAAACGAGAGTCTACAGATCCACGAAATGCTTTATAAATATTTTCTGCAGTTTTACCTTGTTCGTTGCCAGTGCCAACTTCAGATGCAAAACCAGAAATTTCATCAAGAACTGCAAGTAATAAGTTTAATCCCTCATGCGACTCTCTTTCTGAGTGTCCAGAATAAACTGTAATTGCTTTATCAAATTCTATTGAATCTGCCTTAGCATTATACTTACCTGCAAACCATGGGGATTTTTCAATTTTTGTTTTAAATCCTTTAAAGAAAACGTTTTTAGCCTGTTGTGCGTTAATAGCAACGTTAATTAAATCTATTGCATCTCCACTTGGTTTTCCGAAATATCTTGCAGGATCTTTAAGACATAACAACTTATAGACAATATAAGCACAAGCAACAGTGGAGGTAAAATCTTTACCAGAACCCTTGCCCAACTGTAAAATGATTTCGTTTTTTGTGTATTTTTCATAGTATCTTGCCCCTTCTACAGAACCGTACAGTTCTTGTAAATTTTCTTTTTTATAAATTTGACTCATCGCCTCTACAATGTCATATTGAATTGAAGACAACGGAGGCTGCCCTAAATAATCAGAAGACTCTACAAAAGTTTTAGCGTCTACTGGTATTGTTTCAAATTGATTTTCTTTTAATACTTCAAGAAAATCATTAAACATCGTGGACAATCGTAATCACTTCTCCTTCTTTGGCAATCTGAGAAAGTCTATGCATAATTAAATCACGAACCTCTGGATGACTTGAAGCAATGTCTCTAAGTATTTCAACTAAAACTTCTTGCCTTCTTTCAATTTGAACTATCTCTTCTGCAAGTTCTTTGTTTTCTAATAGCCCAGCCTTTTGTAACATTTCAATTCTAGATTTTTCAATATCCATAACTAACTTAATTGCTTGGGTTTTTGCGCTAAGATTATTTGTCATTGAGGCTTCATCAATAACTTCATAAGACCTTGTAATTAATTTACTGTAATGTGCATCAGCGCCAGCAAGTGCTTCTTTTGCACGAGCACGAATCGCATCATTAGCAGATGCCATAACTTTCCACTCGTTAATTAATGCAACTACACGAGTACGAGGAATTTCTAATTCTTTAGATATTTTTGTAGGATCTTGTCCTTTAAGATATTCCGTTACAACTTTATTTACTTCATCAAGATGATTAATTAAATCTGTTTCAGTTGACATGTCTTTCCTTTGCTACTTTTAATAAAATTAAATATCCAATTAAATCATCAATATCATTATCTCCAACCATCTCTGTACCTTTCATTAAACGACTTAACTTGTCATCTATTCTTACATGTAGTTGTTCTATTGAATTAGCCTTGCTAAAAACTCTTACTGGATCTAATGCAGAGTCTCCATACGAGATATTTTTTTCAATTAACATTTGTGCAATCCCTATGCAGTTCATTAATATTGCATTACCTGAAGGCGCTGATAATGAGTGCAAATACAGATCGTTGTAGTTAAAGTCGTTAACATCTTTATAAACTGAAACTGGTCTCATCGCTTTGATTTCCTTAATCCAAATTTTGCAAGGTAAACATAGATTGTTTCTATGCTTGCCCCGCATTCTTTGGCAATCTCTTCTGGAGATTTTTTATCTATAAGATATCTCTTACGCATAAAAATCTCTGACTTATACAGTTTACCACTCATAATATTATTTGTCAACTCCTATCGCTTTATTCCAATTATTAATAGCCCAGTGGCCGATGCCACAAGCGTCAGCAACGTCATTGTCGTTAATATTTTTATCATAGATGATTTCAATTAATTTCATAGTCCTTTCTTTTCTAAACTGCCTTTCAAATGTTTTATACCAAGAATCTGATTTTCCAGGGGTTTGAGATCTAAGAGCCAATTGCTCTTCTTTTGTTAATTTTTTATTACCTAAATAATTTTGCCAAGTAATTGGAGAAACCTTACCAAAAGATTTAATACCAGATAAACTAGCGGCACCAAGCAATGCTCCCTGAACCAATGCTAAATCAGCAGCAGTTTTAGGGCTGTTCATATAGACGGTATGCTCAATAACAATAGCATCCACTAATTTAAAATATTCAAACAAAGCCTTAGATTTTTTACAAGCATCAGCAACCTTGTCATAAATATCATTACCTTCAAATTTTATTTTGCCAATATCTCCAAGTTTTTTATTTACATAAAAGGCAAAGGCAAGACTGTTAGTACTAGCATCAATAGCACAAATATTTTTAGGTTGAATTTCCATGCCCCATTTATTCTTGCTCATAATCAAAAAATCCTTTTATTTGTTTTAACATTTTATCAACTTCTTTTTTACTTACATTACAATTAGAACAAAATCCAGATTCATTATAGATAGATAGTTGTTGGCCACATCCACCAATACATTTTCTAACTTTGCCAATTCGTTTTTGTCTTCGTGTTATTTGATATCGTTCTACAATTTTATCTTTTGTTGCAGCATTCCTACACTCTTCCCCGCAGTAAATTTGATAACTTACGTTGGGGGTAAAAGCATTGTTACACTTTTCACAAAGTTTCACTAAGCCCCTCAAGAGGTTT